CTTGGGGTTGTTGCCCTATGTAATCAGGTTGTTGTGCCAACCCCATTAAGCCTTGTTGTGGCTGTGATGTTGCTTGATCGAATAAACCCATAACTTTCTCCTGTTAAAAGAAACCAAGTTATCGGTTTTACCCATTATACTTGATTTTCTCAAAAAACTAAATCACTCCACCAGCTTCCATAACGAAATCGGTTGATGTCCAATGCACTTCTATTCCTTGACTTGCAATACTTAGATTTAGCCCTGCACAATAACCTATACCTGTTACTCCTTGCCAATCTTTGTTAATTGTCAATGTTCCACCCCATGTTGCTTGATCCCATAACGCTGTATCCCACTTACCTATCGCATAAGCACCAGGGTTAAACTGTACTGCACCTAGATTATTCTGTTCTTGAAAATCAGTCGATACATTGCATAAAACGCTTGGTACGCCATTATCTGTCAAGAGCATAGGTCTTACCATTGTGAATCGTTTTTGTTGTCCTCTAGTCTCAAAATAGCTATACGCTTGTTGAACTTGACCAACTATATTTGTGCCATCATCTGCAAATGTGTCCCAAAACTTACCTACATAACCATCACCACCAAAATACATATCATTAGAACTCATTTGAAATGTATAAGCCTCAATACCTGTAAACTTTCCCCATGACTTTGTAATAGTGTGCATAACATATTGTTGCATCCCAACATCTGTAGGAATGTTTAAAATAAGCATATTCTCACCAGCGTAATACGAAATCTGCCAATTAGGTAAACTTGAAAAAGAACTTGCTGCTTGACTGACTGCATAGTAAATCTTATCTGTTAGATTAACTCTAGGGTCTAATCTTGATGACTGTAAAGCACTAGCAAGAGGAACAAGTCCATCTTGAGTAAGTAATAGAACATCACCACCCCACTTGAAAAAGCATCTTCTTGTAAATGTTTGACCTAATTGCCATACTCCTTTTAATGCCCAAGTCGCTATATTGCTAGGATCAGTACCTAAATAAACGATTGTTTCACCATTAGATGTAACAAATACTGCATAATCGTCTGCACCTTCGCCTGCATCTATTGTCCATGTTGCCATTGCTTGTAAATAGCCACCATTTCGTGCTATTCCACCAAAATCTAACTGACTAGCAACACCACCGATGCTTTGAACAGGCATATACCAACAACTTAGCGTATCTTTTTGCGTAAAATACAGTCTGTTTTTAAAAAGATTAACATTAATAAATGTATTTGAATTAACTCCTGTAATTCCTAAAACTGTGTATGTTCCTACAACTGTTGCATCGGCTGCAGGGGTACTAGCCATCGTATAAGTGAATGTTGTTACACCTGTTACTGTAATTGTAAAGTTTCCGTTGTATTCGTTACTTGTTGCACCTGATATTGTGACTTGATTACCTGTTATTAAGCCATGAGGACTAGCAGTTGTTAAAGTAGCTGTAGTTCCAACCTTTGTAATCGTAGAAATAGTCTGTGCAGTCGATGTTGTAGCTATATATGACCAAAATGTTCCGTTATAGACTAAAACTGGGTCTGCACCATTACACGCAATTAAAAAATTACCACCTGAGTTAGTTAAAGATACAAACTGAAATCTATTATTAGTAAGTCCTGTAAATACGCTTGTTGCTGTGCTTGTTGATGCATCATAAATGACTGATGTACCTACTGCAAACAGTTTATTTCCTGTAGGACTTGAATAGTTCATCAAAGTATTTACATTACCTGATATACCTGTTGAGAATTGTGTATAACCTTTCCTAAAAGTAATGTCTGTAGGTGTAGGAAACCAGTTATTCATTGTTACTGCATCAGTTGCTGCCATATTAGCTAATGAATCTCGTGCGTTCCAACCCCCAATGGGTGATGGAATACTAGCAGTCTTAGCCCTAAACTTTTGTGGAATCATGAGCCATATCCAGTATCAGGGATGTTTGCATACCCTATCAATACCTTACTTGGATAAGGTGCAAAACTCAATGTAGCACTACCCTTATCGTTTGCTTTAGCTACACTTAGATACCTTTCGTAATCTTGTTGTAGGCTCGTAGTATCAAAGTTCTTAATTTGAAAGAACTTGAGTTTAGTAGCGAGAACCATGATTGTATCGTCAAGAAAAGTCGTGTCAGTATCATCAGTAAAGCTGTTTTTAACAGTTCCACTTGAATTTTCAGCCCACCCTTTTGATCTGTATTCATATCCTAGATACTCCTGTGTGTTCATTATTGGCCATATATTGAAATATTCGCCATAGATTCGCCATCTTACCCTTGGGCCTGTCGAAATATACCCTGACTTTAACCATTGCCATTGTTGTGCATCCTCTGGCCCAAGCATTTCCCAATGTTTTGTCTTATCCCATTGAGTTCGATCTGTAATAGTCTCGTAATCAGTAGGTAAATCATACTTTGTTTGACCAAATGTTAAGTCAATACCGACATTAGTTGCTTGTAATGGTTGATTAAGAGTAACAGTAGAACCAGCTACAGAAACAACATAACAATCTTGTGGTATTCCTGTGCCTGTTACTTGCCACTGATTACTTAATCCTGTTGTATTTGCTACATTTAACAAATTATAAGAACCATTTACACCATCGCCAGTCGTTGTTATAGCTTGTGTGTAGAAACGATACTCCTTTTGCAATGCTCGCCAATCGTATTCTTTAATCAGGTTATAACCAGCACGATTCATTAAAGCTAATAACTGAATTACATCTTGCTGTGTATTGCCTGCGACATAAGTTGGTGCAACTAGACCTAGTTCACTAGATGTTTGTTGCATGAGTTCGAGCATTGTCGATGACATATTATTCCTCTACTTTTGGTTTCCTACCTCTTTTTTGACCAACGGCTGCAAGTAGAGATGTCATTTGGGATTCAAACTTAGTTTGCATTTCCAACATCTTTGCATCTGTTTCTTGCCTTATTTTAGCATTTTCTTCTCGCAATTTGTTTATTTCTTCTTCTCTTTGTGCTACATCTGCACCCTCTTTAGCCATTTTTAAGAAAGCCTTAGCTTTATCTCTAAATGTATGTGGTGACATTCCTGCCAACATTCCTAGCTTTTGAATGCTTTGATCAGTTGCCATTGCAATAGACTCTACTGTGTGGAACTTAATTCCTCGCAATTCTTCAGCTTGTGTTGAAGTAATCAAAGGCCATTCTTTTAATGATGTCCCTGAATAACTTGCATCATCGCCTATGCGATTCATAAAATTAGCCCATTGTATTGGAAACCTATTTTTATCTGATTCGTACACTTGACGATCAATCTCTGATAGAGAATCGCCTGGCACTACTATCTTAATAAAGACCTTTTCTTCAAAGATTGGTCTACCTTCTTCTAATGTTCTATCAGCGTTTTGAACTTCTCGCTTTTCAAATTTAACTGCTAATCGTGAATCTGCGTTGTGAATATCTGAATCAATCATTTAAAACTCCCAAGTATTTAGGTTTTTAAAAAAAGAAAGGTTGCCATCTCTGACAACCCTTCGACTTACTTAAACAGATGCTTTGCTAAACCAGCCATAGTCACCTGATACCATTGCAGTAGCAGGAGATGTATATGTACCACCTGATGATGTTGCTAAAAATGTTGTTGCATTAACTGTACAAGCAGTCGTAGATGCAGGAATTGCACCATTGGCTTTTGCAAATACATAACGCAATCCATCTGAACCAAACACTTGCAAACCTAACGGCCCTTGTGTTGGAATATCAGTTCCATCACTTGATTCGTTGTAGTTAGAGATGTTAGTTAAATCAATCCCTGCGGTAGGGGTTACTGAATAAGCCATGATTTATTTCCTTTCTTAGGCAATTAACTTGCCCTGTAAAAATTGGTTAGAACAAGTAAGGTTACCAGCCCAACCATACAATTTAACAATCGCATCTTGATTGATCGCTTGTCTTTCGCCACCAATAGGAACGAAATTGCGTTCTTTATGTGGTCGTAGGAAAATGTAATCAGTATTCAAGAAGAACATTGTGTTAGCTGTAGCTTGTGAGCCTACACCACCACCTAGAACCACATCGGCACTTGTACCACCACCATAGAACTTGAGGGATGCAAAACCTGATGCACCTGATTCCTCAGAAGTAATACGCTGAATAGCTTGTAGTGCTTGAACATAGAAAGAGTAGTAGTTGTTATCAGCAACATATAAGTCAGCCTTGTCTGTGCCACGAATCTAATTGAATAGCTGTAGAAGTCATCTTAGCAATCATAACATTAGAAGAAGTTGCACCAGTAGTTACTTGGTTACGCCAGAAAGTCCAGTTAGAACGATTGATACCGCCATAAGTGCCTGTGGAGGGGGAAGTAGAAATTGCAGCAGCCAAGCCGTCAATGTTCTTACCGCCATTACCTGTTCCGTCACCATACAAATCGCCTGAAATGCGGTTCAAAAGACGAGCTTCAGAAACTTGCATACGACCATCTAACAGGTCAATGATTGCTTCTTTAGAACTATTTTGCAACATTTCAAGACCAGACATAGTAACGCTGTCTGCGTACTGAGCAATCTTGTACTGGGCAGCAGAAATAGGGCTGTCTGGGGCGATGTTAAGCACCTCGTAGCCGCTATAGCTGTTAGCGTTGTTTGTTGCATTCTGTTACTTCGGCTTTCGCCTACTGACCATTTTCATGGCGGGGTATGTTCTTCGACTTACCCTCTAGGACTTCTGCTAACTTAAGT